ACTTTCTACTGCTTATCAGGCAGAGGTGATACATCCCAATGTTGAGCACGTAGAGGGATTCGAACCCCCGAACCTTTCGGATTGCTTTTGCAGAGCAACGCTTTTGACCACTCAGCAATACGTGCATATATGTAAAACTTTAGTCAATCATAGATTGTGCAGTAATCACCACGTGCAGGTAGTTTTACCTGATTACCTAAACCAACATGTCAAAGAACATTAGTGCCAAACCTTATTTTTTATGATTATAAGTCTTGGCACTTATAATTTTATGCATAAAAAAACCCGAAACTTATGCTTCGGGTTTTTGATTTTTTTAAACGATTCTTTCTTATATTCTAATATCATTAAAACCAGTACCCGAATTCATATCTCTGCCAAAATTTGAACAGAATATACTATTCCCATTGCGACTAATAATTGTCGTTGACGAAATAATACTATTTATGTTTCTTGTTTCCATTTTAATTTTATTTAAATTTTTGTAAATTTCTTTCTTCTAAATACGTGACAAAGATATAAAATGTTACATTAATACCAAACTTTTTTTTATTTTTTTGCTAAATAATTTTCAAATTGACTTATAATTTCCAGATTATCAGAATCATAAGAAATTAAATTAAATTGTAATTTTATAGTATCTGATAGATGTTTTATTGTAAAATTACCATCAAAATCAGTATATACTGTATCACAATCTGAAATAATTCTAACACCAGCAAGTTCTTCTCTGGTATTTTTATCTAATATTTTACCAGTAATTATATTATTAGAATTACTTGGATTGATGAACATTAGAGATAACGAAATAATTAATATTTTTAACATAACTTTTTTTACATAATTACTTCAAATATATAATAAGTATGTTAAGTGAACATTATCATTATATTAAAAAAAACCTGAATTATTAATTCAGGTTTTCAGTTATTATTGTAAATTTGATTTAAATTTTTTCTTCTTTTTCATTTAAATCGAAAGTAAAGTCTAAATCTTTACCATCGAAGTTAACATTGAGTTTGTTTTCATCAAAACTATCAAATTCGGTGAACCATTTTTTACTTAATATCAATGAGAATTTAATTTCAGCAATTTCTTGCAATAATTTTCTTCTTTGTTTATTAAGTATTTCTGATTTGGTTTCAAGATATGTTTTTAAAACACCCTTTTGTTGTTCTTCATTAAGTGATTTATACATATCAGAATTTAATTGTTCTTGGTATTTCTTAATGGCATCTGACATTACGTACTCATTAAGTTTTAATTCTTTACCTGCTTCAATTTTCTTCACTACATCAACTACTTTAGGAAGACCAGATAAACCTTTAATTTTAGTATTAAGTACAACTGACATATAGAAATCAGTTGCTTCTGCACTACTGACTTTAGGATTAAATCCATTATAATCAGTAATACCTACTTCTTTTAACCAATCAGCAGCTTCTTCACCAAGTAATTCAGCATAACCTTTACTGGTTTTTGGAAATAATTCTTTTTTGTAAAAATCATAAACTTTCTTATCGCCTTGCAATTTTTTCAATTCCCATTGTAATTTAGCAAGTTCCATTGCAGATATTGATTTAACCATACCACGATTAACTAATGGAATACTAGTTAAATCAATAACTATTGTGTGACCATAAGTACTACCACTAACTTGTGCATTATGTATTGTTTTGTCACAAGTATAAGAAACACCTTTTTCATTTAATAGGTCTTCTAATTCTTGACTCCAAAGTACAGGAAGTTTTTTCACGTTAACAATACCATCTTTTACAATAGTAAATGTGTTATATTTAAATGAATTAACCTTGTCGATTCCGAATTTATTTTCAGGTAATATTGCTTCACCTTCGATATAAATTCTAACACTTAGATTTGCTCTGCTTTCATTCCAAACCAAATCAGTTAATGGATAACCTCTTTCAGGATTACTGTTTTTGAATTTCACATCAACTTTATTTTCAGCAAGTTCTGATGTAATTTTAGCAAGTTCTTCAACATCTTTTGCTTCAGACAATCTTTTCTTATCGGCAGCAGTTATTGTTGAACCAACAGCAACTTTTTTTCTACCAATCCTATTGTAATTAAAATCTTCATGATTTGGATAAAATTGACAATCACCAATACTACCTAAATCTTCAATAAGATTCATTAGACAATAAGCATCATCTGGAACTGGTTGAATAGTTGATTGACCTTCAGGGAATCTCTTTGCTGTATCGGCAACACATTCTTTTATTGCTGATTTAAATTCATTTAGTTTTTGTTTACCAAATGCATTGGTAATCATCTTATAGTAATGTTGGTCACCTAATGCATAGAATATCTTTTCAGCATCTTCATTCAATAATTTGTCAGATAGAACGTAAATTGCAGCATATAATGCAGTATCCTGATTAATATCTTCATGACCAATAGCTGATGGAGAGAAGAAATGAATTTCTTTCACACTTGAATTAACAAGTATTTCGCCTTCGTTAATATTATATAACAACACACTTCCGTCATTACTAACACTAAACGCAAAATCATAAAGGTAAGCATCATTAATTTCTACAACGGTTTTCTTTCCACCAAGAACTTGTGTAGATAATTTATCGTTCAATACTGGTTCGAATTCATCAAAGCCTGATGTACTTATTTTTTCACCACCTAACATTGAAGCCATTTCGGTTATTCTTCGTGAATCAGCATAATATCCATATTCAACAAATGTCGATGCTGCTAATTCATTTCCCAATACATTTAATGCTGAAACTACTTCGCTCCAAGGACAATCATTATTATATCCGTCAGTAAGGAAAATCATTGAGAAAATACTATCAGGACGATTAGTTTTTATTCTTCCAATGATTTCATGAACAAGTTCTAATGGTTGTTGAAATGCTGTGCATCCAACAGGACGCAACCATTTATCAATAGCATCATTTAAATCACTAAGTGTTTTTAATGATTTAACTTCAACCTCTTCTTTTAAAACACCACAATCATGACTACCAGAAAACCATACAATCGAAATCGTATCGCCATCTTTCATTACATTTGATAATTTGTTTTTTAGCTGTTTCTTTATTAGAGGAAGGTCTTGGTACATCGAGTAAGATACATCGACTACGAAAATGTGGTTTGTTTTTTTTGCAACTTCCACTGTTGCATCACTATTAACTTCTTGACTAATAAGATAATAGTTCTCATTCAGTTTAACATTTTTTTTCATACAATTAATTGTTAATTACAGTTATTTATTTTTCAATTTTATTTATTTCAGTCAATATTTACAATACGAATATAAATACTAATTGTTACATTTTTTTATTAAAAATTATAATAATTTTTCAAATATAATTAAATGATATTTATTTTCAAAGTAATAAATAAAAAAACCCTAAAATTAATTAGGGTTTTAAAATTATCCACATTTGCTGTTTCCACATCCCATGCAAATCAGACAACCCTCTTTATATTGTAAATCATTACTACCACATATAGGACAAGTACCACTGCCTTTTTCTCCGTCTTTAATAAATCTTTTTATTACACGAGCAACACCGTTTTTCCATGTATTAATATGGTCTTCTTTAAATGTTAAAGAATCAACCAATTCATACACATATACTAACGGCATTTTATGTCTTAGTACACCAGAAATAAATTTGGCATAATTCCAATACTCAGGGTCAAAAGCATGATTTAAACCCGTATGTACATGTTTTTCACCATCTTTATCAACGTATTCAATATCATATCTTTTTCTTTTTACTTTGGTTGTATTGCCGAACTCATCTGTTTCCTCTGTTTCAATAATATTTTTTACTACTTCACATTCTTTTAAAGTTGAAGGTAAATCACTTAATCCATTTTCAAATTTACCTGTAAAAATTTCATATGGATGACCATCTTTCATTCCAACAACAGCAATCCATTTTTCAAGATTATTTTGAAATCTATAAATTTCTGCCTTTAATCTCTTACCTCTTTTTGGAGCATGAATTTCTTCAGGAAGTTTTTCTTCTTTTTTCTTTTCATTAGAAACCAATACACCGCTTCTCGAACCTTCACGATAAACTGTCATACCTTTACAACCAGCAGACCATCCTGTTTCATATACTTGACGAACAAGGTCTTCACTAACGTTTTCAGGTAAGTTAACTGTTACTGAAATACTATGGTCTACGTGTTTTTGAATACGACCTTGCATTTCAACTTTCTTAACCCAATTCACATCATTTGAAGTAGCTTTATAATAAGGTGATTTTTTTACTATTTCATCAACTTGTTCTTCTGTCATGGTTCTAACCACTTCAACATCATATTCGTTTGCTTCTAACCATGTTTCGAAATTATAGTGAAAAACAAGATATTCTTTCCAAGCAATACCTTCATCATCAATAAAATCAATTTGAATATCTTTTTCTTGTGGATTAATTTTTCTTCTTCTCTTATACACAGGTAAGAAAACTGGTTCGATTCCTGATGTTGTTTGGGTCATAAGACTTGCTGTTCCAGTAGGAGCAATTGTTAATAATGCAATGTTTCTTCTTCCGTACTTAACCATTTTATCATATAACTCAGGATTGGCTTCTTTAATTCGCAATATGAACGGATTATCTTTTTCACGTTTCCAATCATATATTGGGAATGCGCCACGTTCTTTAGCTAAATTAACTGATGATTCATAAGCATATAATTTTAATTTTTCATGAATATCTTCACTAAAATCATTAGCATCATCAGTACCATATGTTAATCCTAACGCAGCAAGCATGTCGCCTTCAGCAGTAACACCTAAACCCGTTCTACGACCTTCGATTGCTTTTTCTCTGATTTTAGTCCAGAGATTAAGTTCATATAATTTAATAAATTCTTCTTCGGGGTCTGATTTAATCTTAGCAAGGATTCCATCAATTTTTTCAATTTCTAAATCAATAAGGTCATCCATGTATCGCATTGCTTTAATCACATCTTCTCTGAATAGTTCTGAATCAAAATATGCTTCGGGAGTAAATGGATTTACAACATATCCGAATAAATTTATTGCCAATAATCTACAACTATCATAAGGACACAAAGGTATTTCACCACATCTTCGTGCTGATATTCCATTAACTATAATATTCCTACCAATATCTTCTTTTAAACAAAAAACTGGTTCATTTTCTAATAATGTTACATTAATAATATTATCAGTAAATGATTTTTTTATTTGATAATTATGAGTATTATTAAATTTATTTTCTTTATTAGTATCACCTAAAAATCCGATTGATGACATATAATTAACAATGCTTCCACCAAGACTAATTAATTCAAATTGGTCTTTGGTTTTATATTTAAATCTACCACCCTTTCCATTTGGAAGTTCAGTTAATTTAGAATCACGTCTTTTATAAATCCCAAAAATTAATCCATTTGAATGTAATATCATTTGAATCTTATTTAAGAAGTCTTCATTACTTTGTGATAATCTTATTGTATATCCTGATTTGATACTTCCTTGAAGGCTACCATCAGAATACATTAATGCAGCAACATAAAATTTACCGATATTATTACTTGAATTATTAAAAATAAATTCAGGTATATGAAATTTATTTTTAAAATTAAATCCTTGTTCTTCGAAAATTTTTCCTATCCAAGCACTTCCAATTCTAATTTTATTATTTTTATGTGAAACGAAATATTTACTTAGATTTCTATTTTTATTATTTTTACGTTCACCATAAATTTCATATAGGTTATCGATGATTTCACAAACCATATTTTTCATTCTTTCGGCATCGTCACCCCAAAACTCAAAATATATTCTTTTTCTTTTTTTATCTAAAGTTCCATCACCTTGAAGTAATCCTAATAATAAACTCAACATCTCCAATTTTGTTTCAGATTTTTTATTAATAATAGTTCCATTATTTTCTGGAATCGCTATTAAAATATTATCATTAGGTGTTAAATCTTTTGCTTCAATCATACCTTTTGTAGTAGCAATATGATGGTCTAATGTACATCTTAATTTGAAACCTTTTGATGTTTTTATTTCAATAATTTCAGCTTCTTTTTTTGTTAAAAATACATTGCTTGCTTTTCTAACAACAGTACCGAATTCATCATTATTAATTTTCCAATTTTCAGGTTTTTCTTCACCATCATTAACATACGAAATTCTTTTATCACAAACAACATTGTTTGTTTTATTTAAATCTATTGTAACCAAATCTCCAAATTTAAAATATCCTTTTTCAGTTAATAAATATTCTGATGCAGGGAAACAAGGATTAGTACTCGTTGTTCTAAAACCGAGGTCGGCATAACAATCAGGAATACTCTCATTAATTACTTTGTCCCAAAATAATATACCGGGTTCGGCTGATTTCCATGCATTATGAATTATTTTTTTCCAAAGAGCAGTTGGGTTAATATCTTTACTGTACTTAGGTTCATTACTATCGATAGGATATTTTTGTTTAAAAGAATATTCATATTTTGCTGCTTTCATAAATTCATCTGTCAGTCTTACAGATACATTAGCACCTGTAACCTGACCATTAACCATTTTAGCATCAATAAAGTCTTCAGAATCAGGATGTATAATAGAAATGCTTTCCATTAATGCACCTCTACGTCCATCTTGTGCTATTTCTTTAGTACTATTTGAATATCTTTCCATAAAAGGAACAATACCTGTACTTGATATAGCACTATTTTTTACAGGACTTCCTTTAGGGCGAACAAAAGACAAATCCAATCCAACACCACCACGTCTTTTTTGGAGTTGAACCATATCTTGGTCTAATTTTAAAATACCACCATAACTATCACTATCTTTATTGTTTCCAATTACAAAACAATTGGATAATGATACGATTTGATAGTCATTACCAATACCAGACATTGAACCACCTTGTGGAACAATTCTTTTAAATTTCTTTATTGTTTCATAAATTTCTTTTGCTGATAGCGGATTAGGATATTTAGATTCTATTCTTGCAAATTCATTTGCTAATCTCCAATGCATGTCATCTGGATTTAATTCGTAATAATTGTCATTATCTTTTAAACAATATTTTCTTATCCAGACATCAGTAGCTAATTGGTCATTATTAAAATAGGGTAGAGTTGATTTTTCGACTTGTTCTTTAGTGTAGGTTTTTCTGTTTTTTTTTATCATAGAAATAATAATTTTTTATAATTTTTGAGTTACAAATATATTGATTAGTTACAATAAATACAACAGATTTACAAAAATACGTTAAAAATTATTTAATATTTTTTACAATGATTTCAAATTAATTTTTAACGTTTTTATATTCATAAAGTTAAAGAAAAAGGGACACAAATTTATTAATTTAAAAAGGGGTGTGAAATAAATACACACCCCAAAAAAACAGAAAAAATTAAGTATTAATCTTCTTCTTTATCAATTAACGATTTAGATAAAGTATCAAAATTTGCATCAGTTGTTGTCATACTCCTATAATTAACTGCAGCATCATTTAATGTGCTCGACATATTAAATACACCATCACTATTAGCAGTATATGTATATGTATTACCACCACTAATACCAAAACTAGACCCTACTGAGAAAGCGTCTTGATTTGCAGCAAGATATATGAAATTCCAATCGTCTTTTTCGCAATTTTCAATAAGTTTTTGAATATTATCTTTAGTATATTCCTTACTATTGTTTTCATGACCATCGGTTACAATACACACCAGTACTTTTGATGGTGCTTCAACACCAAGTTTTTTGTGATTTTGTTTGACATCATTTATTGTTTTACCAATTGCATCATAAAGTGCTGTAGTACCTCTTGGATACCATTCATCATCAGTTATTTCTTTTACTTCTTTAATATCGACATTATCATACAGTAATTCGTATTTGTCATCGAAAAGTGCAACGGTAAGTGTTGCTTCATCAGGTAAATCTTTTTGTTGTTTAATGAACGTGTTGAATCCACCAATACTATCATCCATAATACCAGTCATTGACCCACTACGGTCTAAAATACAAATTATTTGAGTTTTTTCATTTGTGTGAAGTGATTCTTCGGTTACTGTCGTAACAGTTGTGGTTACTTTTTTCTTTCTTTTAGCCATTTTTATACATAAGCATTTATTTTAAAGTTATTTTGTCCAAAGATAATTCAATTTTAAATAAAATGCAAGGATTTTTTTATTCATAATTAACTACAATAAAAAAAGTTATGTATTATATCGTAAAGATAAGGTTTAACCTGACCAATATGATATAAATCATAACTTTTGTGAGAGTGGAGGGATTCGAACCCCCAAGTCCGAAGAACCAGACCTACAATCTGGCGAGCCACCAATTGCTCAACACTCTCATTTGTGGGGATGGTAGGACTCGAACCCCCGACTCTCGCATTAAAGGTGCGATACTCTACCAACTGAGTTACGAACGCAAGTTGTGACCCCTCTGGGATTCGAACCCAGAACCCACTGGTTAAAAGCCAGTTGCTCTACCAATTAGGAGCTAAGAGGTCATTTCACATTGACTGTTGGTCACCAAACGGGACTCGAACCCGTGCGCAGGGATTAAGAATAGCAAATGCGTTCCCTTGCTCTGCCAACTGAGCTACTGATGCAGCCAATGTGTTTACTCATAATATTACTTGTCTCCAGTACTGATTTAATTTACTAATATGTTTCCTGAATTAATGCCTGTCAGAACCTTCCTCTGCTCACGCTTTTTTCGCCTTTGCTATTGTTACATTAAGACATTTCACATATTTTCCATTAAGTCTTCATTTCGACTTTCACATTATTTTCAAAGAACATATAACAAAAAAAACCCGACTCTTTCGAATCGGGCTTTAAATTTGTTATAAAGTCATTACTTTTATATCATAACTTTAGACATAATAATCCCGATTCGTATAAGATACTTCTTATAAGATTTTTTACCGTAATAATATTTTCTAAAAGTTGTCATTTCTATAAATTTTAATTTGAGTTTGTAAAACTATAACATAAATACGAGAAAAACAAGTAAATGTTACAAAATATTTATTTTTTTGCTGATATAAAAACATAACTACTTTTAATATAGGAAGTTATGTTATTAAATCCTAAGTCAAATAAATCCATTTTCAAAATAATTGAATTATTTTTTTGTTCACTAATTTTTAAAATTCCATTTGTTTTTAATACACGGTGTGCTTCTTTCAAAACATCTAAGTAATTATCGGCATTAATTGATGAAACTACGACAACATCAAATGAATTGTTTTCTAATGGTGTGTTTGCAATATCACATTCAATAACATTATTATCCATAGCAATAAAATCTAAACCAATAACACTATCATTTTTTCTTAGTTCAGAAAAATAATTACTACCACATCCAAAATTAGCTATTTTATAATTAGTATTGTCACCTAATGATTTTGATATTTCAATATATGGATATAATTGGTTTTTCTTTTTTTCTTGATTTTTTTTAAATTCAATAAAAGTATTACCCAAATTTTTGTATTCATTTAATAATTCATTTGTATTTAAATTATTATAATTTCTAATTAAATGAACGTACTTAAGCATATTATTTGCACCTTTTTCATAAGGAGTATTTAAATTAAATTTAACATTATTACCAATTAATTTTACTTTATTTAAGTTATTAATAAATTCTTTTTTGTTATCAGATAGATTAAAATATTTAAAATATAAATCTAATGCTTCTTGATTATTCATCAATATTTTTAGGTAAATGTCATGATATTCAGTATCTAATATTTGCAAATATCTTTCATCAACTTTCATTTCATTAGCATTCCCATCAAATTTATCTACATCAAAACTACTATAGTAACCATTAATTGCTACTTCATTTAATTTATCTTCATTATAATCACCATTTAATTCATCGCAAATATTTTCACGATATTCTTTCAAAGTGAAAAAATCATCATAAATTACTAATACTTTATTATTTACGTAATTAGTTTCTCCATAAAATTCTTTTACTGTTTCACACCATATTTTTATTTGTTGATTCATTTCATTCATTAATACAGAATCATCATAACCATCTCGATAATTTATTAAATTAACTTTCATTAATGGTAAATAAGATGCCAACCAATTTAAATAATCTCGAACAACTATAACATTAATACTATTATCTTGAATACTATAATATCCATTATCTAATCTAAATTTCATCGGAGTAATGTTTTCAATATTAGTATAATTATAATTAATGTCTTTAATCCATGATTTAATATTGTTCATAACAAAATTATGACCACTTCTTGAACTTGAAATAACATTTAAATTAAAATCATTTAAATTAACTTCATTAACAAATTTATTTAAATTACTTGTATCATTATAAAGTTCATTATCTTTAAAGTCATTAATTGAATTAAAAATTTTAACTAATGTTCTTTCGATTTTATCAATTTTACGTTTTTTTGTTTTATTATTAATGTTTGAAGACAACATCTTTTTATATGTAGAAAAAGTTTCACGTAAAATCCATTCATTACCATAATATTTAGTATATATGTTAGGATATAATTCAACGGTACTAATATTTTCTTCAGGATATTCATCTCTATAAATATCAATACCATAAAAATCATCAATATAAAAACACGCTGTTAAATAATTATTTTCTTCTTTAAATTTAAATTCATTATTTAAATTAGTTTTAATACTGTCTTCAAAAATTGTGAAATCCAAATTTAATAAATAATCCTTTAATTCATATAGTATTTTATCACCATAATCCCCAATAATAATTGAAATATCCAAATCATGAAAACGTTCTTTTTTTATTATTTCAACTCTATCATGAACAATACCGCCAGTAAAAATTAAATCACCAGAATCAATATAATTTTTAAAATTATTAAAGATATTAGTAACTAAAAATTCTAATAAATCTGATTTTATTTTTTCATTATTATATATCATGTATTAATATTTTTAAGTTACTACAAAGTCATCACATTGACAAACAAAAATAGTTTCAACGGTATAACTACCAGAAGTAGTGCAAATATATACATTCCCTGTTCTAGTGCTGGAATAAGTACTTGTTGGATATAAACATGTAGTATTATTTGTTTGATTACACAATGCACCAATCCAAGATGGTTTAGAATAAATTGTAAAGGTTTGGTCAGGATTTATTGTTAATGTAGCTGTTGTACCATAAAAACTACCACTCTCACTACCTCCCCATTTCATTGAAATATCATTTGAAACAATACGACAATAAGGTAATCCTTTAAAATCACCAATTTTATATGGTGCTGATAATGTTAATGTATCACCACCAGCTTCCCTTATACCACCACTACTTGAACTATAATAACCTGATTGTATATTACGTACTGATAGTGTTCCTGTAGTAAACGTTCCTGCTGCCATAATTATTTTTTATATAAATACTTTATATAAAAAAAATGACTACTGTTTGTAGTCATTTAAATCATATCATACAATTAAATAATTGGATTATATCCGTCAGCAAACGGTTTACTATAGACTGGTCTAATCATTTTCCAAATAATTTCATCATAAGGTCTTTTATCATATAATTTAAATAGTATTGCACGATAATCTGATTCTTTTGCTTGTTCAGCAAATTCAGCACGACTAACAATATTATTAACATGATAAATCCTTACAAACTCTAATAATGACAGTCTTTCGATTTCATTATATTTATTTTGTAATTTAGTTATTGTTCGTCTTAACCAATCATAAAATTCATCAGGTACTCTATCGAATAATTCATCAAAATCATAATTATTTAACAAGTGTTCCCAAACAGTTAGGTTTGAAACATTTGTTAAAATACCATGTAATCTTACATATTCAGTAAATTTAACTTTAACTCTAAACCCACTAAAGAATCTAATTACAAATCCTTCACGATTTTCTTCTTCAAGTTCTTTGAGTTCATTTAATTTATTAATATTATTAACTTTATGTTTTTTTACAACAGTAAAAAAATCAGAATATTTACCAACTAAATCTTTATAAAATAATTCAAAACCAGTACTGGTTTCAATTCTAGTTAATAAAATTAAATCTCTTAAATCACCATAATCAACAACAATTCTATTTTCAGGATAAATTATTTCAAACAAATACGTACACTTTTTATTTAATTTAAAATAAACATTGTTTTTAGACTCAAGCATTTTTTTTGCAACAATTGATTGTTCAGAAATAAATGAACCTCTCGATGCAACAATCCATATTTTATATAAATCATAATAAAATAATATAATCAATGAACCATCCATTTTTTCAAAAATATCAAAATCTTGCGATAAATCAATATCAGATGGGTCGTGTTCTTCAAAATTTAAAAATTTCTGAAATGGACGTGCTAAAATATTTCCATCGGCATCAACAACCATACCACGACAAGCCATAGTATATTCATCCCAAAATCTTTTTGATTGTGCTTTAGGACTATAATTAAGAATCCATATGTTATATTCTGGATGTTTATTTGCAACAATTAAATTATTATCAATATAATGATTTAAAGTATTCCAGTCGACTTTATTTAATAATTTCATTTAATTTATGATTTTCAATTAATTTTATCACATTATCATCTAATATTAACATTTTTTTTGCAAGATACCATAAACCACCTTGATTTTCAGGTCTTTTAAATTCAGAATAGTCTTCGATTAATACTTTTTTCCAAACCCTAACCTCACCATTACTTAATTTCATTTTTAAATGCGGTGCATGTGGTTCAGCAGTGCAATGCCAACCCTCTCTAATAGCAAAACCAGTAGTTGGATGATTTTCACTTTCCATCCATTCACCAATATTTAACTTTTGCTGTCTATTAATGAATAGTGATGTTATTTCACCAGATTTTAATTGTCTAAATAATTTATACGCAATTTTTGTCATATTGTTACAATAATATAATATAAACAAAGATATAAAAATAATTTAGATTTTCATCAGTATTTATATGAAATTGTTATCAAATGAAAATTAATGATATTATAAAAGAAGAATTAAAAGAAATCCTAAAAGAAGGATATGTGATGGAACACGATAATTTTAAGTTTCGTCAACAAGTAGAACCAACTAAAATAGGTTTTTATAATTACGAAAATTTTTCAAATGATTTTGATGTAGATATTGTTGAAAACGAAATATTTGTTAATTGGCGTATTGGGTTCTGGTTAAATGATATGGGTGTTGAAAATTTTTTAGTTCAAGCAGATAGTGTTGAAGGAACATATAAAGTAGTATTACGAGACAAACAAAGCGATGAAGTTAGTCAAGAAAATGATAAAAATATTGCCGAAATACCTTGGGAATTTCAAATTAATGATGCTGTATTAAAATTAAGAGATGGTTTATATATTGAATCTTTAGACTTTGATTTCAACACCAAAAATTGTGTAGTTACTTTCTTCGATTCTGATAATCAAGTTTAACATGTTGGAAATTAGTAGCGAGAGAGGGATTTGAACCCTCGGTCTTCGGGTTATGACTCCGATGCTTTAGCCACTAAGCTACCTCGCTATATAAATATCGACACTACCAAGTAATGTCGATATATTTTCTTTTAGAAATGCGAGTTGATTTTACCTCACTAATTCTAATGTCTTTTTTCATCCATTGTTTTCTGTTTTTACTAACAAGTTTCCAACTAGGATACCTTATATTTTCGTCTTCATCATCAACAAAACCACCATACCATTTATGGTCTTGGTTTTCATTTCGATGATATTTACAATATGAACAATGAATACCATTTTTTCTATGCTCTAAATATCTTTTATAAGCACGATTAAATTCACCACGATTTGTGGTAGTGTCTAAGATTTTTTTTACTTTCATGTTCTCAAACGCACCATTAGAGTTGCGTTATAGAACTTTAAATTTTTCTTTCATAGTAGTTTTAATTTAAGTAATTATCATTATTAACTAATCTGGAATTAATTTCCATTCCGATATTAAACCAAATTATTACTGCTTTCATTGTTTCAGCATTTTTTATTTTATTAACAATAAAATCAGCCATTTTTTGTAATAATTTTCTTTTCATAATTTATTAATAAATAGTCCCCAGAGTGGGATTCGAACCCACAAAATTTCGCTTTTGAAACGAACACGTATACCAGTTCCATCATCTGGGGTTAACGTTTCTTAACTTTTTTCTTATATACCAGTTTTCTTTTTTTTGTTCTTTTTACACGTCTACCACACCCACAATCATCATCTTTTGGTCTAACTGCTTTAATCGTTTTTTTCATTATCAATATGTCTTATTTTATATCTACTTTTTAATTCTTTAGTAATAATCATATTGTCACAAAAAACTTCAACATCTTCACATACGATGGTGTAAGGTGCTAATATAAGTCCATTATAATTTTTATATGCATTACGAATATCTTTATTCCAAAATTTCCATCGTTTACATATTTTAGACATTTCTTTAGCAATTAACCCCTCATATATTCTACAATTATCTGTTTTATTTTCAAAAACTGCTTTAGATATTCTTTTACAGAACATTTTTTTCATATCCTCGATAGTATATTCACCAACTTTTTTAGTGTCTAATTTTATGTTAATTTCTTTTGTCATTATTAATTTTATTGTAGCGCAGGCGGGATTTGAACCCGCACGAGTATTTCTACTCACTGGATTTTAAGTCCAGCACGGCTGCCGATTACGTCACTGCGCCATATTATTCTTCTGTGGTATCTAAAATAATTTTCTTTTTAAATCCACCACGTTCTTTCTTTTTATTAATTTTTTGTTTTTTTAATTCATCAAGACTAATATTATGAAAGATTCTTATTGCATCAATTACCTCTAACATATCAGCAAGTTCTTCACTGCTGGGTTTAAGTATGAATTCCTCTAATTCTTCCTGTAATTTTAAATATAATTCATTTTCATATTCATTATTATCGGCAATATGTGAATTAACTTCAATACCTTTATTTTTTAATATATCAGGAATATTATCTCTAACTAACTTATTATGTTCTTTAATTTTTTTCATAACTGTAATAATAATCTCATATCATCTTTATTGTAAATACGAATTAATGTGCCCTGACCATAAATTAATTGAAAATAATAACCTTTAAATTCCCATATATCATTAGGAAAATCAGATTTAAGTTTTTTCACATTAATAGGATGTGCATTATTTCTTGTCACATAACTAATAACAAAACTTAATTTATTGTTTGGATATGGCTGATAACCATTATGATAACATTTTTCAATATAATCATCATTATGTTCATTAATTAAACGATACATTAATTTATCAAAATCATGGTCAATTAACCATTTTTCAAAACGTAAAAATCTTTGTTCTAATATTTTATGTTTTTCAGTTAAATCATAAAAATATTTTTGACCTGCTTCAGATTTAAACCATTTATCAATGTCTTGTTTGATTTCTTCAATATTTCTTGTTTTCATATATTCAAAATTAAAAAGGGACTTTCTTAAAGTAATCATTATCGGTCACGCTCCGAAACGGTCTAAGATGATTTTTTCATAACCTTTCCCATGAAGTCCAGTTATGTATGTTTGCAAACTTTCTTTAAGTTTTATTCGTCCCTTTATTTGTATTATCATTCCAAAATGATGTTATTATTTTACAATACTCAATTGTTTCATTTTTAGTCATTGAATTTTTCATATAATTTATTGGTGTACTTACAAACATAACATTACCTTTTTCATATAATTTATTTGAATCAATTCTATCTAACGATGCTAATTCAAATAATTTTTCATATTTCCTATTATATTTAGGTAATTTTAATTTAATTCCAGTATATGGACAATAACCTTTTTGTAAATCCCATTGCACCAATAAATCATCTAAAGTTAAATTACCCAATTTATTTCTTTGTCTTGCCCTTCTAATAAAATCTCTAAAACCAGTATATTTGTCTCTTTTGCCTTTAGTTTTTTTTCTAAAATTTTCAACATTCCCTTTATATTCACCTAAATTATTAATATTTTTTGTTCCTGAACATGTTAAGCTACAATAATGTTTACCATTATTTTTTTCAGTTCTTTTTATTTCTGATATTGCTTTTTCAAATGTATTTCCGCAACAATCACAAATAATTTTTTTACTTTTCCTTTTATATTTTTTTTCCATATCTCAAGTATTTAATGATAAATACTGTGGAGATAAGAAAAATGTTGTGGAGGTGGGCAAATTCGAATTGCCGTCCAGCCATGTGATTAATAAGATTTCTACAAGTTTAGGATAAAGTTTTCTTACTTTCCAAAAATATAATGATTTTGCCTGAGTTTAACTTCTACGCCTTTTGAGTAATCACTAAAATCTCAAAATTTACAGAAGGTTTGTTGATTTCTTTTATTATTCCTACGCTACAAATGCAAGTTCAACATTCTTCGCAAATACGTTTTTTCCTCTTGTTAGAGAAGTTGGAATAGACATAATGTCTTCTGCGTTTATTGTTTGAACATTTGTTTTAAGTGAACTTATACAAACCACTACTTGCTTACATTACCATTCTACATCCTGTCAATACCTTTCACCCCCGATTAACTTAATAATAAACTCCATTTATCATTAAACATTTCTTCATATTCACTAGCATCTTTAACAGTTATTTCCATCATATTTTGACCAGTTTTTAAACCAATAAATAAATAGTTTGGATTTTCAATTCCTTGAATTAAATTAGGTTCAAATGCTCTATTAACTGTTTCAGTGCCTTGTAAACACTTCAATAATACATTACCATCTTCTCTATAATTTAAAAAGATTGCAGGTATTATATCTATACTTTTAATTTCTTCATTCATCAAATATTAATTTACCTGTTTCATTATCATAATACACTAAACCTGCTTCTCCTGCTTCGAATTCTTCTCTCGTCAACTTCTTTGGTTTATTTTCATCATTATTCACTATTAACAGTAAATAAGGTTTCGAATTAACTATTTTATTTGCGTATTTTGATTTTATTTTTTTCATTTTTATGTATTAAACCATACAATTATTTTTTTCGTTAAATTGTTAACGCCTTCCCATAAACCACGAAGGAAATTATCCCAAGATTCACGTTTTTCTTTTTTTGTTTTAAGTTTAGTATTTTCAGTTTCTAATTTTCGATAAGCATCAATTAATAAGTTAGTTTTTTTAATTAAATCAGAATATTGTGTCTTTAATTTTTGATTTTCACTTGTTAAAACACTTATTTTAAGATGAAGGTCATTTTCTCTTGAAGAAGGTGATTGAGGGATATTATCATTTCTATCTTTATAATCATAATCATCATCTAAATTTTTTAATAACTGGTGTGATTTATCAGTTTCAATTTTTCGTTTCAATGCTCTTTCTCTTTCAATTAAATCACGCATCCTTCTCGTTTTTTCATCATTCATGTAAGCCATTTTATTTCTTTTTAGTTGGTTCTTTTCTAAAACTCCATTTATCAAAGCCATGTTGAGGAATTTTATATTTATCTTCTACTTCAATAATTTCTTTTTCACCAATACCTAAAACCCCTGCAATAAACATTTGAATTTCTTGAAATGCAGTGAATGCATCTACTACTTTGTAAAATTCATAGTCTTTAAGTACAGGATTTATAATAAAAACACTTTTCTTATTACTAAGATATGTGTTATAATTTAAGTCAATACCACTATCATATATGAATACAGGAGCATTTACTGTTCTAAAAATTTCAATAGGGTCGTATGTCAAAACATATTGAACGGTATCATATAGATTTTTACCCCAACGACTATTATTTAAATCATCACTCACATTATCAAATCCATAAATTATTTTAAATTTAGGAATATCTTCATGTATTCCGAGTTCTGGATTAAATTTTTTTACGTTATAAAACATTCTCCAACCCAAATAAAGTTTACCGCAAAATCCAATAACAAAAAAAGAATTATTAAAATATTTACTATCTTTTTTTGTTCCAAAATCACCTAATCTAACAAAAGAACTATCATTTTCACTATAAATTCCATATGTTCTTTTATATTTAAATGGTTCTGGAAATTCAGTTTTTTCTTCAATTTCTTTTTCAGCACGTTCATATACAATAGTTTTATCAATACCTACTGTACCGACAACACCATCATAATAATCTTTATTTTTTGAAATTATATACATAATATTAAATTATTGATTGCTAAATTAAATAATTATACGTAGAAAAACAAGGATTGTTACAAAAAAAGCACGCCCGGCTGGAATCGAACCAGCAGACCTTTCGGCACAGTTTTGGAGACTGCTTATCTCACCGATGAATGCGGACGTGTATGAATTCTCCAGACATGTCTGGAGAATTAAAAAATATTAACACCTAATGTGATTGTTATTGCAATAAAAACTGCCAATTCAGCCCAGAACATAAAATGTTTTTTATCAACTAAATAAAGAATTGGTAATAATCCTGCTACTCCTGCTGTCATATACCACATATGATATTGAAATATCATTGCTAATCCACCTAATATCATACCACCAATCGCTGCGATTAAATGAATTGTTCTTGTTGGATTTTTATGCATTGCAGCATTTGCTCCAACCCAAACAATACCACCACCAGCAAAAAACATAAGTAAACTATTACCTAAAAACATTGCTGGTATTGCAAATAACCAAGTAAAGAGTACAAATAAAAAGTTTAATTTCTTAGGTAATACATAATAACTTTCTGAAATACTTTTTTGAATACCGTATTTAAAAATAATATATGCTACATATGAAATAAATACAGATACCATTAAAGCGAATAAAATCATTGTTAACATAATTAAATTTTATCATAAATACTTGGAATTAAAAAGTGGAGTGTTTGGGTTTTGAACCTAATGTTGTTGTGGAGTCGAGGGAGTATGATTCCCCATTTATGCGGTGCAAGCGCATCGTGTTAGCCAGTTATCACTACGACCCCAAATTTAAATATTAATATTAACCCTATTTGTAGTCCCCCTGAGATTCGAACTCAGACTGTACGGAGTTTAAGACCGTTATCTCTGCCAATTGGATTATAGGACTATCTTTAATTGGTTGCGAGACTCTAAGACAGTGTGCGCACACCTGAATCTTAGAGGATATCCCCTAATGGGAGGAATATCAACCCCACAGTTTCTCGCTTGTGAGGATGGTGGGACTCGAACCCACACGCATTGCTGCAACGGCTTCTTAGACCGTCCTGTCTACCAGTTCCAGCACATCCCCATTTGGTGGTTAAACTAACCACCTAATTAATAATTGTGCTTCCATTCTTGACCCAAATTGAGCTTCACCCATATCTGAAACAGGAATTTCAAATATTAATGTTTCTTCATCTAATTTACAATAATAATACGCTGTTCCCATTTTTATATGAGAAAATAATGCTTCAGGTTTTTCTTTGTAAAGTCTTTTTTTGATTTCTGTTTTCATAATAAAGAATTTTAGTGGAACGGACGGGATTTGAACCCGTGGTCTTCTGCTTGCAAAACAGACGCATTAGCCAGACTATGCTACCGCCCCATGACAGAATCGCTATTTTTATAGTAGATGCTCTTCCACGAACTACTTTGTCCCTTTGGAGAGACTCGAACTCTCAATCCTTTCGGCACATGTTCCTAAGACATGCGTGTATACCAATTCCACCACAAAGGGTAATTTATCGGTTGTAGGTACGATAAATGGGTTTATCGATGAATTTACCGATATTGGCAACCATTTATCATATACAACCTTGGTACTCCCTGCTGGAATCGAACCAGCGACTTTCTGCATGTAAGGCAGACACTCTACCAATCTGAGCTAAAGGAGCATGTGTGCTTCGCCATCTTGCACCATCCCGTTTAAGCATGACCAAAAACGAGCAGGAATTGAACCTGTTAAGAACCGTTGCAACTAGTTGTACCCACAGATAGATTCGAACTACCGTTATACTATTCGCCTCTTCCTTGTAAGGGAAGTGCTCTTGACCTGACTGAGCTATGTGGGTATTTAATATCTTTTCTTTTTTCTATTTTTAAATTTAAATAAAGACATCATTATTGTTGGTAATTTGAAACTTTGTGCTTCACCAACATCTGATTTGGTTTGATATGCTAAATCAAATATTGATTTATATTCAGTACCTATATTCCAAACACCTGTTCTATTCTCTTTAATTAATTCAATCATTTGTCCTGCAATAACATCGACATAATCAAAATTTCCTTTAATATTTACATATGCTCTTTCATAAGGAAAAGGTTTGGGTTTAAAACTACATCTAAACATTAGATAATTTCTCGAATTTAATTGAACATATGCATCTGAAAGTAATTTTGTATAACCATACCATGTTTCTTGATGAACAGGAACATCATTTTCAGAATTACTACCTGTTGAATTAGCATAAACATAATCAGTTGAAATATGTATTAATTTAATATCATTCGCACTACAAAAATCAGTTAAGTTAACAACTAATTTATAATTTAAATCCCAATGTTTCTGTCTTTCTTTATCATATGTATTTGTATATCCAATACAATTAATAATAATATCTGGTTTTATATCCAATATTTTTTTAATAAATGTACCGTATTTTTTTATTACATCAATATTGTCTTTACTTGGTGAAAGATAATCCCAACCTGTTTGTTTAATTAATTCAGAACCCAATAGTCCATCACCTAAAATCAGTATTTTTTCTTTCATAATGTTTTTTTACAAATATATAAAAAAATATTTAAACTTAGTAGCGCATAGGAGAATCGAACTCCTGTTACTAGGATGAAAACCTAGCGTCCTAACCACTAGACGAATGCGCCATGAAATAATTAAAATTCGTTTTTAATTATTCTCACGATGTCTTTACTACTAACAACATTACATTTTGCTGTAATTTCATCGATTCTTTTCTTAGGCATGTCGTAATGATTTTTATGAAACCAATACCTTTTAATTTTTAATTTTTTTGCCATTTTATGAAGGTTCTTAATTGAATATGGAACGCATACGACATGCCTGCTTTTGTCACAATAAAATTCCATTCATTTACTTTTTTTAATTAATATTAGTAGCGCAGACGAGACTCGAACTCGCATTCCACAGCTTGAAGGGCTGGACTCCTATCCATTTAGAGGACTGCGCCATAGAGTGCAGTGGGAGATATCTTCCCTGTGGTTACTGCACATATTAATCCACTTTATTTAACTTTACATACTTTTTGGCAAGTGATGACTTTTTCATGTCACAGGCTTCTGCTTATTTAAGGCAGATATGTTTATTACACCAACTTGCAGTATTCTCATAAATTACATCCACGTGATATAATCCGACAGTAAAGTATTGTAGCAGCCCCGAACGGTTACGGTCCGTTTATTTTACGTGAGTGACAGTCACGTTCTTCACCAAGAAGCCTACGAGGCTATGTTTTTTTATAATATTTAATCCATTTTCTTATTGCATTATCGCTAACATCATATTTTCTACCTGTTCCAGAATAACCTAAATCTTCAATCTCTTTTATAAGTTGATTATATGGTGGTCTTTTAACTTTACGTTGTTGTATTTCTGAACATTTTTTACAGTAATTTGCTTTCTTTTCTTTTTTATTTCCACAAACACAATAACTAATCTCTTTTTTTTGTATTGTGTATTGTTTTTTATTTTTACCACCATGAGTAGGAAGTGTTGCATTACAATTAGGACATACAATTCTAAGATTAATTAATCTATTATCAGTATTATCACCATTAATATGGTCAAGAATTAGACTCATTTTTTCACCGTTCCAATTTTCATCTTGTCCACATTTCTCACAAATTCTTTCTTTTAAACCTTCATCATATAACCTTTCTTTTAAATTAGTAGTATTATATGTTGAACCAGAAATCATTATATCATCTAAACTTTTTTTTCTTGATTTTCTTATTTCATATCTAATTCTAAAATGTGAAGTATCTAAATCATATAATCTAATATATTTTTTTATTGTATTTCGATTTCCACAAAATGGTTTTAAACCTAAATTTTTAGCAACATCACTTAAATTATTTGAATTTAAAACTATTTCAGTAAAACTTTCTTTATCATATCTTTTATTTTTCATAACAATATTTTATAATAAATACTGTCATGGTTCGAAAAATAAAATTAATATGGTGACAGCCATAATTTTTTATTATGATTTGCCGTCCCCGTGGGAATCGGACCCCTCCTCCACCGTGACAGGGTGGCATGCAAAACCATTACACTTCGAGAACGGTATTTGGAATGGATAAAGATAATAAATTTAATATAATTATCCATTCCTATGAATTTATTTTTTTACTTTTTTCCAACATGTCAAAGAACTATACTCCTTAAAATCAAAAAACCCGACTCTTTTTAGTTAGTCGGGTTTCTTTTTAAGAAAGGAGTGCGTAATATATTATTACCCGACTGAATATAATCTATCCTCATCTGCTGCCCATAAGACTGCATCCAGAACTACCATTAATATGTCGAGTAAATTTTTCATTTGTCTTTTTATTTTTAAATTAAAACTTTTTTCATCAATTTGTTATTTTATAAACTTATTGTCTTGAGTTCATAAATACGTAGCAAAGATATAAAATGTTACAATAATTACAAACTTTTTTTGATTTATTTTCAAATTATTTTTTATTACTAGCCAAAAGTACTTGATTTATAGTTGATTTGGTTGATAATATTTTATTACATTTCATCAGGAGCAGCACCTGCTTTTGTATTAAATGAATCTGCATATTTTTCAGAAACAATATTTTTTACCACATCTAATATTTCATCATAAAACTTGAAAAATGTTTCAGAATTACTACTAATTTGTGTATATATTTCTTCAGGAATTTGATTTTCAATAGTTTTAAATACAGAATCAGCAATATTATGCTTAATTGAATTTAAATTAGCATTTTCATCTAAATCATCATCACGATACATATCTGGGTCTGGTTCATTATCTTCATAATCATCATCGTTTTGATTATATGGCGCATCATCACCAGCATGTTCTGGTTCAGCACCCATTGGATAATTTTCATTCAATGGCATTCCACCTACTTTATGCATCATTTCTAAGAGCATATCTTTACTAATATCTTTTTTTTCTTTCATAATGTACTAATTTTATAATAAATACAGTATAAATATAAAAAAGGTGATAATAGTAGCGAACTTCTTATCACCTTTATATGGTCGAAACCATAACGGTCCTAAACCGTATATTATTGAATTTTTTTACATATAAATACTTTAGTTTAATTTTATGTTTTGGCACGTTTATTGTTTTTAATTAAAAAACCGCTATTATGAAAAAACTTTTATTAATATTAACATTATTTTTATTCACATTACCAATATTTTCACAAACAGTATATTTTACTGAAAACAATAGAGAACGATTAATGAAACGATTTTTTTCTGTTGATACTATTCAGAAAGACAGTATATATACAATACAATATACATTATATATTAATGGATTAATTGATTATGTTGACCCATTTGGTCATTGGAATTATCGACATAATTGGTATCGTAATCATTGGAAGTACAGTTCTTATTTTTGGTATTATAATGATTGGTTTTATGATAATTATTACTGGTTTTACCATCATAATTGGTATTATAACAACTATCTGGGTTGGAACAGTAATTATTATAGATACTATCATAGACATTATTGGAACTATTATAATGATTATCGATATCATAAACAAAAACCAATTAAATCTTATAGACAAAGAACAATTAGTACTAGAACGGTTAGACCTGACATCAAAAGAGAAATTAATAGAGTAACAAATCATAAATATATCAGACCTAGAACAGCAGTATCAAATAAAAGATATAATCGTCCAACTAGAGAACAAAATGTTGTTAAAAGAACATCGACTTATAGAAAACCAGAAAGAAAATATGATGAACGAAATACTTATGTAAGGTCAAGACGACAATCAAGTACATATTCTTCAAATAGAAATAATAATAGAAGTTATAATAAATCATATAATAGACCATCAAGGTCTGGTTCACAAAGAAATTCAGCTACTAGAAATTCTGGACGTAGCTCAAGTAGAAGTTCTTCAGGAAGTAGAAGTGGTGGTAGAAGATAATTTATTTTTCAAAAATGTGGATTAAGTTTTATCGGTGAATGTTCGATATTATAAACTTTAAAATAAGTTTCAAATAATGACTTAATATTCATACTTCCATATGGATTCATTGAATGAATAATGATTTCATGTGGAAGTTCTAATTCATTATCAATACAATAATCAATAAGCCACTTAGCACAATGATATCCTGTTTTTTCGCTATCTTCTTTACTATAATCGAACTCTTGTTGTTTATAATGTTCATCAGCAAGGTCATGGTCAAAAGCAATTACTTCTGGAATACCATTCTTTTCTATTGATGAAATAAATTCATTATAATCTCTAACAATAATCCAATTAGGTTCATTAAATACTGGAAGTCCCATATAACTAAAAGTGCCTTTAGGTTTTCTTATATCATCTAAGAAAAGCATGTATTTTTTTTCCATTTATAATTTTTATTTTTATTATTAAATCTTCAGCTTCCATAATACAAAGATAATAATTTTTTAAACATAATCAAGATTTATTATAAATTAACATTATTTCAGCATCAATTAAACTATTTATAGTATAGGTAAAAATATTAAAATATGAAAAAGAAAATACTTATTGCTGAAGACGATTATGCTAGTTATAAATTAATTTTTGAAATTATAAAAAATGAGAATATTGAGATTTTATGGGCAAAAAATGGGAGTGAAGCAATTGAAATTTATAAAGAAAACCCAGATATTAGCACAATATTAATGGATATTCAAATGCCTGTAAAAAATGGTGATATGGCAGCAAAAGAAATAAAAGAAATTAACAATGACATTCCAATTATTGGTATATCAGCATTTCAATATAATGTTCAAAATAATTTATATTTTGATTCATATATCCAAAAACCAGTTCATATTAATGAATTATTGTCGGCTATTGAAAATCACATAAAAAATGTTATAACTGATATAATTGAAAAAAATGAGAAAGACCAAAATAAATTAAAAGAATCTGAAGAAAAAAGTATTAAAGCATTAACTGGTGTTACTGAAATATTACAATTAACTGATTATGGAAATAAAACACAATCTAATGAGATAATAAAAAAATTAGATGAAATAAAAAAAATACTTGAAAATAAATAATATGAATATAAAGAATATTATTAATGAAATTATTGCTGAAGTGATTTCTGATAACAATATTTGGTATCATGGAACGCCTGATAGCAGAGAAGTTATGCAAGCAGGTGGGTTTACTCAAAGAACTAATACTACCGATTATATTTCAGACCCTAAAAAATGGCGAGAACTACAAAATGAAATGCAGATTGCTAGAGATACAGGAAAAGAGGATTTATATTTTGATTTATTAGACCAAGCAGGTGCTTTAAGAAAACAAATGTCATATAAAAAACCAATTTATTTTACTAATAAATCAGATGTTGCCAGTACATATACTGATGCTAGTCGTGCTTTTGATTATCAAGGTGCTGAACCATCATTGTTACGTGCGCAAATAAATGATAATGGAAATATACTTAAAGTAAATGCTCAAGGTGAAAGTTTTAGAGGAATTAAAGTAGAAATAGTTAAAGACTCATTAATTAAAGCAGGTATTAATGAAAATGAAATTGAAAAATATTTTGATATGTTTCCAACTGACATTAGAAATGGTAAAATGACATCTGAAACTCTGGGAATTATTGCACAATTATTGGGTTTTGATATAGTTGATGTGCAAGGCGTATTAGATAGTTATCATATTGGTAATGTTAAATCCAATGTTAGAATGGTTTTTGACCCAAATAGAATTAAACTTTTAAATTAGCTGTCCACGCAGGATTCGAACCTGCACTCTTCAGAACCAAAATCTGACGTGTTAGCCAATTACACCAAAGGGCAATAAGAAAATGAGATAGGAATTGAACCTATACCTTTAGACCCCAATGGTCTACGCTCTCGGCTGTACAACCTCTTCATTAAGCTACTTACTTTGCTGACCTAGCAGGATTCGAACCTGCAAACCCGTAAGGGCATCACATTCAAAGTGTGACGTGTTTAGCCAAATTCCACCATAGGTCAATAGTTTATTAATATTATATTTATTTCATTACTCTACCTAATTTCCAACCATCAGGTATTTTATCAACTTTTTTTATTTTTAAATTTTCATTACCATTAGTTATCCAACAAGTTCCAAATTGTGAATTTTTATTACCTATTCTCAATTTTGCTTTATTTGACATTTTATTTTTTGTTTCATCGGAATGTTTTTTACCGTTCCAATCATAAAAATACTTTCTTTTTCTTTTACCTTCATCATATATTTTTTTATTACCTAAAGAAATATTTTCACATTTTTTTCTATACCATTCAGGATTATCTTCCTTTAATTGTTTTTGTTTTTTATTAGATTTAACAGCATTTTTCTTTTGTTGTTCTACGGTAAAACCCCTTCCACCTTCTCCTCCAACCATTAAATTCATACAATCGGTTTTCGCAATTTCATTAAGATTTACAATTTCTTTCTCTTTATTAATTAAAGATTTTCTATTAGGAAGAAATTCGATAATTTCACGTATATGATTTTCTTCACCATATTTATTGATTGAATATCTTAATCTTTTTCCAGACCCTAAATAACCATCATCAAGATTGTCGGTACTGTGCATTCCAATATAATATCTATTTGTAAGAACGTTTGTTGTTTTATAGATAAAATGATATCTTTTTTCTTTTCTAGCCATAATTTGTACTTTCTAATAAATACTAAAAAGTACAAAAAACGACCATGTGGGTGTTGGAGGGGATTCGAACCCCCGTTCTTCTGAGTCACAGTCAGACGCTTTAGACCAACTAAGCTACCAACACCATGTTGTCTGGAAGGTGAGAATCGAACTCACTACCCCCTGTTACCAAGACAGGGTTGCTACCTTAGTCTCTCATCCAGTTTTTGTCGGGTAAGCAGGATTCGAACCTGCGAGTTCTCCACATCCCAAATGTGGCGGGGTGACCTGACTCCCCAATTACCCGATTTTATATTTTAATTTAAAATTTTTAACATATTTATCAACCTTTGATTTAACATGTTTTCTAAACTTACTATGCCAATAACTATGATGTGTTGGACACATAGGTATTAAATTTTCAGGTTTGTTGTTCTTTTTATCACCATCATAATGATGTACTTCAACAATTAAATTTTCCCCACAACAAACACATTTTTTTTCGTGATGTCTAAAACAAATTATTTTATAAGATTCAACACCATTTAATTCATTATCTTTTTTATAATTAGGATTATTTTCACCCGACCTAAAATATGTATTTGCACATGAATGTGAACATACAGTCTTTTCTTTGGGATGACCTAATTTTGTCTCAAATTCATTTTCACAAATAGGACATATTTTTTTATTTTTTCATATAGATAAATACTATTTGAAATATGAAATGATACTTGGAATTATTTCAAATCCTTTTTATCCTTTACTACTTTCTAATGTCTTAACTCTCATTTTAAGTTTTTCAACCATTTTAGGGTTATTATCATGTTTCTTAATTTGGTCGTTAAGACGTTTTAAATTTCTTTCTTTTCTTCTTGGTACTGCCATAATAATTTGTTTTAAAATATTTAAATAAAAACCCCGTTCTTTATGAACGGGGTTTAAGTAAATTATATATTATAATGATAAATTAACATAACTTTCCCGTTCAAAATCCTATCGGATGTTGTTGCGGTTGTTGTACTATGTTAATTATTGTTTTCATTTTTCTATATTTAAATTTTGTCTTGAGTTTATAAATACGTAGCAAAGATACAAAATGTTACAAAACTACCAAACTTTTTTAAAAAAATTTCAAAAAAAAATAATTGCACCATATAAATAGTGCAATTATAATTGAGTTTTAGTCAAGTCTCAAATTTTACGTAACCACTATCTGGCGATAAAATTAAAAAACCATTCCTGATTTACTCAGACCTAACTTAATACATTGATTAAGCAATGACTTTCACTAATAAATACTATAAAACTAATTATTTTTCATATTTTTTATGATAAAAAAATCTTTTTTTTTTATGAAAAATATAAGTATTTATAAAAAAATATATGTGATGGTAAAAAATAATATCATGGAAATTGTTAATGATGAAATATCAAATTTTGATTTTCTTGGTAATGATGAATATCTTAAAGAACAGGAAATAATTGATTTATTAAGTAATGATGAATTACAAAAACAATTTATTTCGGATTCACTTTTAAATAAAAATGATAAAATAAAAATTCTTAATATTATCGATTCTAATCTTATAACTAAATTAAATGAGCCAAATACAGATGATGAAAAAGATATTTCATTAGAATATTCAATTCATATGGAATATAACTATGATTCAATGAAAGACCCACTAGATTTTAATTTAGAATTTGAATCAGATAAAATTGATGTTGAAAATAATAATATTGATTGGAAAGATATTAATGTTTCTATATATACAATAAATGGTGATGAAATTGAGTTCAACGCATTTAAGAGTGCTCCACAAAATATACAAATATTGTTTATTCAGCAATATATCCAAGATTTTATTGAAGGTGAAATATCAAAAATAACATAATAAATAATGACTGATGAAAAGAAAATAATATTAGAAAAGATTGACTTGTTAATTAGCAAGAGAAAAGCTGAATTACTTAAAGAATTGCCATCAATTCATGATATTGACGATGGTTTTATTATTCGTTTTTTCACTGAATGGGATAATTGTGATGAAGACGGAAATATTAAATATAAAAAAATAATTAATGAAGATAATCCCGATGAAAGCGTAGTGTTCTTTTATCTACCAAAAGATTCTAAATTTGAATTAAATGAACGTTTTCATATTGGAGACATTACTTGTTTAAGCGGTAAATTGGAATTATTAATAAAAAATAAAAAAATTATACTTGATAGATATTCAAAAATTGTTCTTAATTCTAATAGAATTGAGGGTACTGCAATGGAAAACACATATATTGTCACAACTAGTAATAGATTAGATTGGTCTGAACTTACTCAAAAATATATTAAAGATAATAATTTATAATTACCATTTATTTAATCTACAACGTGATTTAGGACTTCTTACTTTTGCTGGCATATAACAACCACATAAGATACAAAAATTTCTATTGTCTAATTTATTACAATTAATACAAATTTTTATACGTTTTTTTGCTTCTTCTTCTATTTTAGGATTTTGAAAAGTTAAATTTTTCCATCCTTCGTATATTTCAGATAGTTTAGTCATTAAAATATTTTGATACTTCTTCTCTAATAATTTTAATTATATTTTCATCAACACCTGAAATTCTATTTAATGATGCTTCACCACCTTCAATAAATATTTCTGATAAATCAGACCTTTGATGAGAAATATCTAATGCTTTATTAATTAAAACTAATATTTCATTAGGGTCGGTGGTAGTTAGTAGTTCATGAACAATTTCTCTTAATGGTTCTAATCCATAATCACTAATTAAATCATGACCATTAGAGAACTTAGGTAGGATATTTTCTAATATTTCATCATAACCATTATCTTCAATATATTCCATTGCTTCAGACCAATCACTAACCCGATTACCTGTTTCATCAGTATTTAAAACCATATCGTTAAAAGTATCTACATCAAAACTATTAGTATGACCATAAAACATAGTAATAACATCTAAATATGTGAAATTTTCAATAATAATGTTTTTCCAATCATAAATATATTTCGTTGGATAATTAGTGAGTTGACCAAATTTTATAAAATCATTTAATGCTTTTTGATACATATTGGGATTAATCTTTCTTAACACATGTTTTTTTGTTGACCGATTAACCATATCCATAAGTATTTCACCAAATAAATTATCATAGTTTTCATAATATTCATATACCTGTTCTTCCATAATTATCTATATATTATTCTACCGCCTTTAGAAATTTTTAAATTATTAGTTGAATCATTATTTGATTCAATTATTGCATTATGTAGTACTTCTGGTGATGTCAATGCATTATTATATATTCTTAATTTTTGAATTCCACCAATAAAACTATAATCAAAATTTTCTTCAATTGTCAAATTATTTTTTCTTTCATCTTTTACTAATATATCGGCAGCAGTATATTTAAAATCATTCATGAATATAGTTCCACCAGTAATAAGTTCTTCACTACTTTCAATTAAAATACCAACATAAACTGTGTTTTGACCACTATTATCTTCAGTTCTAAAAGTACTTTGTAAATTAACCCATGTTTCTTGACCTGTAACAGCATAGCTAATTTCACCAGTGTCAGGACGTTTATAACCTACTAATAAAGCATTATCTGATGTAGCTTTAAAACCAGTTTCGCCATAATAAATTGTTTTATCAACAGACCATTGATATTCTTGTCTATCTGGAAATGGATGTAATCCCAATGCATTTTCCTCTAATAAATTAGCGTTACTTAATGGATATATATATTCTATGTCATCAACAACATTAATATCAACATCATCACTATACATTAAGACACTAATTTTATTTTTTGCTTCTGAATTAAATATATTATCAACATATAATGATAAATCAACAACATAATCTCTATTAGATAAAACAGAAATTGGTTGGTCGTATTTGATAAAATATGTATTTCCCGTACCACCAGTATAGTTAATTTTCATAACAGTAAGTGGGAATTCTATTTCAGAGTCACATTCTTTAGAATATGTAAATGTACTGCTATCAGCACTTAATGATAATCCACTTAAATAAGTATTTCCTGTAGGTGGTGTATAACATTCTGTTGGAATCGGGTCTTGAGTTACAAGAAAATTACTGTTAATATATGTTGTATTATTACTTTCATATAATATATATGTTTGAAAATCATAATGCCATGATTCTGCTAATCCAAAACTACCACCACCCCAACTAATTGAATATGGAACACCTAATTGTTTTTCTTTATCATTATTAAATCCATGAAAATAAAATTCTGGAAAATCTTTAATTATCCAAAATGCACGACCATTAACATAAAATATTAACTTACCTAATCTACGTTCAGCACATTTTAATTCATTTTTATTAATAATATTATTTGGTGTGAAAACAATATCAATCATTGTTTTACCCGTACTTGGATTAATTGATGAAGATGAGGTGTTCGACATTACTAAACCATCATCATTAATATATTTGTACCCAATTTTTTTATCTGGTGTCAATTCAAATGCAATTATATTGTTTTTAATATTATCAACTGGTGGAAATTCTTTATGTTTTGTTTCCATCATGTCTTCAGGAATTCGAAAATTTTTCTTAACTACTTTGTATGGTTCTAATGCATCAAGGTAATTATCTAAACTAGTTATTACACCAGTAGTAGTATTACCTGTTGTTGTTTCACCACTAAAATATGGGTTATATTTGTCTTCGGCACGAGCACCCATCATATAAAAAATACCTTGAGAATCAGGATTTAAAAATAATAATGTTTCAATAGTAATACCATTATTATAACGTGATGGTAGTAATTCATAATTATAGTCCTCTAACTTAAAAAAACCTTGTAAATAACCACCGTTTAATTCAAAATAATTTCCCGATGTTCCTGAAGTAAATGCTGATATTGGTAAATATTGTGTTGTTACAGTAAGACCACTTGTTTCACCAGTACTTGGATTATTTACGACATTATAACCAACTCTATTCATTGAAAATAAATTATCATCTGAAGTGATAGCAAAACCATCCCACATTTCAGTAGTTCTGCCAATATCAAAGTCGGTTAAACCAAAATCATATAAATTAATATTATCAGTTATTGCATCAGACCATTTAGTTAAGCTAAATGATGTTAAACCAGTGTTCAAATCCCATGAATTGAGGTTTGAAAGGTCAATATGTATTGCCAAATCACTAGTAATTATGTTATTTTTACAGTCTAAATTCATTTTATATAGGAATTTATAATAAATACTGAACTCAATTGAATATATCGAAGTATTTATTAAAAATGAAGAAATTAAATTTAAGTATTAATATAGTATTTATAATAAATAAGATAAAATTATAATAATTAAGAATATGAAAAAAGACAATAAAGAAAGATTATTCGAAGTCATGGGTAGACTTGACAAAACATTTAAATCGAATTTAAATGAAGGTTTTGAAGAAATTGAAGATACTAATGGTGAAATTGATGTTCCTGCAGAAACAGGTGAAGAAATGCCTGCTGAAATAGGTGGTGAAGAAACTCCTGAAGCAGAAGAAAAAACTCCAGAGGAAAAACTTGCTGAATTAACAGCAAAAGTTGATGAAATTTATGCTTTAGTTCATGATACTGGTGAAGAAGAAGAAATGTCTGATGATATACCTACTGAAGAGCCAGAAGAAATTAGTATTGAAACTGGTGAAGTTGAAGTAGGTGATAATGAAGAAACAGAATTAAATGAACATCATTTAAAAGATAGGAAATCTCAAGAAGATTTTATTTGTAAAAATGATAAGTCATGTAAAAAAGAAGACTTAAAAGATTTATCGGATAAAGAAGTTGAGAAAAAATACAATGCTCTTGAAAAGAAAATGGGAATTGTAGATTAATATTATATTATAATATGGATGAAGTAAAAAAGAACCCACGTTTTTGGTCAGGAAAATATTGGAGAGGTCACGATATATCTGAAACTCTCAAAGAAGTTATTGAGCCTGATAACGTTGATGTATCATCAATTCAAATGCATGATACATTAAATCCACTTATTTGGGAATCTGATGAAAATATCAAACCTGATGTTAGAAAAACATTATTAAAAAATGCTAAGAGATTTATTGAGTTCTGTGATATTGATGAACTTACGTTTAAAGATGTTATTTTAACAGGTAGCATGGCAAATTATAATTATAATGAGAATTCTGATTTAGACATACACATTCTTCTTGATTTTAATCAAATTTCAGAAAATAAAGAATTTGTCGGTGATTTTTTTAAATTAAAAAAACGGTTATGGGAAGAAAAACTTCCAATTAAAATTAAAGGACATGATGTTGAAATGTATATTCAAGATAGTTCTGAACCGCATCATTCTTCGGGAACATATTCTTTAATTAAAAATGATTGGATTAGAAAACCAACAAAAAAAATTATTAATGTTGATAATGCTAATGTTCAATTAAAATCTGCTGATTTAATGAATGCTATTGATGATTTGGAAAAGAATTTTAATGAAAAAGATTTTATTAGAAAACATCAGGGTTTAAAAAATAAAATAAAAAGATTAAGACAATCAGGACTTAATAAAAGTGGTGAATTTTCTACTGAAAATTTAGTTTTTAAAATATTAAGAAATAGTGGTTATTTAGAAAAATTAGTTAATATGAAAAATGACTATCTGACAAAAACATTAAGTCTTGATGAAATAATTAAATAGTATATGAAACGATATTTAGTAACAAAAAAACAGCTTAATGAATATATTGAAAAGAAAAAAGCTGAAAAAACTTTCTATGAAATTGTTGAAAGTTTACATAACAATACTAAATTTTTAAATGAAAGTATTTCATATAAAAAAGTCAATCAATCAGTTATTAATGATTATAAACGTAAAAATTTGATAAATTTAAGAGTTTATGATATGCTCGTTGAAAGTAAAATAATTGATGAAAATTATCAAATAATATAAGTAATTAATATTTTTACTCTTAATTAAGTATTTATAAAAAAATATAACCAAATAATTTATATAAAAAAAATATTCAAATGAAAAAACATAAATCAGAAGAAGCACTTTATGAGAGAATGAGAAATCTTGCTCAAGTAAATAAGACTTCATTAAAAGAATCTCAAAATCGTACATTAGGTACTTTAATTGATACTAAGAGAGCAGCTAATGGTGTAGCTTATGGTATTATTAAAGAACAACATAAATATTATATTAAAAAAGGTGGACTTAATGAAAATCATAATGTTGCTGATTTTGCATATATTGGTGGATTAAGTAATATTACTGATTATCAATATAGTAAGTTGTCTGAAGCTGAAAAGCAAATGAATATGTTGTTAAAAAATATTAATGAAGCACATGAATTCAAAATAAATAAAAACGGTAGTAAAGTAGGTTCGAAAAAAGTACTAACTGAAGATAAAGCCAGTAAAGAAATTGATATGGCTGCAAGTAAAGTCGATGATTTAGAAGCTGCAACTGATGCTGCTGAAGTTCCTGCTGAACCAACACCAGAAATGCCTCCTGCTGAAGACGGTGGAGAAGGTGCTGAAGAAATGGATGCTGGCATTGATGCAATGCCTACTAGTGGTGAAGAAATGCCTCCTGTTGAAGATGGTGGAGAGGGTAGTGAAGAACTACCGCCTGCTGAAGACGGTGAGGAAAGTGGTGAAGATACTGAAGAATTACCATCTACTGACGATGGTGAAGAAGGCGGGGAGGAAGATAATTCTGGTACAGGAAATCTTGATAGTGATTTAGTTGATAAAATAGGTGAAATTGCTCATGGAATAAAAAGTGCAGATATTAATGAACAAGGACTTTCATGGGCACTAGGAACATTCCTTTCAGCATTTGAACCACAAGGAGAAGGTGACGAACATAAATTAAGAAATCTTAGTGATGATAAAAGACATGAATATGCCGATAAAATTTTAAAAGTCACTACTGATACAGAAAAAGAAGATTTAGGTCAAAATGTTGAAGACACTGCAGGTGATGAAGGATTAGAAGAAGAAAATTGTTCTGAATGTGGTGGATTTGCGCAATATGCTGAATCTCGTGGTTATGATGCTGATTCAATAAAAGAATGTGGTGAAGAAGAAATGACTAATTTAATTAGTGGTTATGCTAATGCCAATAGTGAAGGACAAAATGATGGTGATTTTAAAGCAATTGCATTATTTATTACTCCTGAAATTATTGATAAATTAAAAGGTGAATATGGTCATGAAGAATTTGCTAATCAAGTAGAACCTTTTTCAACAGAAATGAATGAGGCTAGTGCTGAAGACCGTGATGCTCAAATTAATGAATTATTTGGTGGACTTAAAAATTTAGCTAAAGATGCTGGTCAAGGTATTAAACGTGGTGCTCAAGCTGTTGGACAAAAAGTAGGTGATGCTGCAACTGCAGTAAAACAAAGTTATCATACAGGTGAATTACCAAAAGAAGTGAAAAAACTTGAAGGTTTTGCAGCACAATTAGGACAACAAATAGGTGCTTTAAATACTCGTATGGAAAAAGCTGGTAAAGAACCAGTTAATGTTCAGAGCATTTTAACTACAATAAAAAATCAAGTTGCTAGTGGTGGTGCTGCTGATTTAAGTAAATATGCTACTAATGAAGAAGGACTTCCTGTTGACCATACAGAAGTTCAACCTAACATGGAACTTGAAGAAGAAAATACTGAAATGAGTTCTGATAAAATTGATTCAGAAGAAAGTTTTAGAAATTATGCAACAACTATATTAAAAAAAGCACATGGTGAAGATTATGATACTGATAAAGCAGATTATATGATTAAGGGTTTAGTTAATATGACAAAGGCTAGTGACGAAGAAAATTGGGGTGATGCTGTAGGAATATTACAACAATCACTTGATGAATCATCACTTGATGAAGATGTTGATATTAAAGTTAGTGAAAAACAAGGTAAAAAACTTAGTCCTGATAATACACCAGAAGTAGAAATGAAAGAAGGTGTTGAGGAAAAAGAAGATGATTTAAATATTGACGACCTTAATGTTAGTGACGATGAAGGAACAGAAGAAGTTTCTGATGAAGAAGGTGATTTAGATTTAAGTAAACACGAAAAACCTGAAATGGAAATGAATTCTGGATTTGAATCAATTGGTGGTGGTGTTGTTAAACCTGATAGTGCTGAAACAACTACTGTTGAAGTAACTAAAGATAGTGTTAATGTTAGTTTAAATGAAACTGAAAAGAAGTTAAGAAAATATATTCGTAATAGACTTGAAGAACATGCTGGGATTAGAAAACCTAGTTTAAATGAAGGTAAAAAATCAGAAGCAATTCAAAAACTTGATAGGATTATAGATAAACAATTTAATTTATTTGAAAGTAATTTAAAAAAAAAAATTGAACCAGTAAATGAAGTTTTTGGTTGGTCTGTTAAAGAAAAGTTTCAAAAGCTAGACCCTAATGATGAAAAAGGTATTGATGAACTTTTTGGAAAAGTTTTTAAAAATATATTATATAAATGGTCAGCAATTAGGAATGCTGCTGCTCAAACACCATTGAATCAAAAATATGAATTATTAAAACAATATATTGAAAATGATGGTGGTACATTAAGATTAGATAATAATAAACAATTAGTTTTTCAACCAAAATCAGTTAAAGATAAATCAACTGGAAGTCAATTTGCTGGTGGTGGAACTCAAGGAAAAACTGCAATGGGTGGAGTATAATAAACCTTTTATAATAAAAAAAACCCGAAGAAATTCGGGTTTTTTTGTAACATATTATTAACTATTTCGTAATATCAATATAAATAAAGTAACTATGTTATATAGAGAATTCAATAAATTAAAATTTAAACGAACATATATTGGTGGTTCAAAGAAAAATGAACAGAAAATATTAAATGATGTACAAGGTCAGAAGAACGATAATTCCGATTGTAATTGGTTTGAATTTAAATCATTAATAATTAAATATTTTGATGATAAATTAAATATTCTTTTAAGTTGGAAATATATGTTTAATTTATTTAGTATAATATTTATTAGTATTGCAGTTATTATATCATTAATAAGTATATACTTTTCAATTTTAGTTTTATTATTATCATTATTATTTCAACTAACTTCTCAATTTTTTAAATTTCTTGGAAAGAAAAATATTAGTGAATATGATTTTATTATTACGCTAATAAATGAACAAACAAGATTTTGTTTTAAAAAATAATAAATTAGTTCAGTAGTATTTATGATAAAATATTATCATGGATTACGATGAAAAAGATTTAAAACTAATTTATGTATTAAAAATTGGTTATGATATAAAAGGAAATGGTCAATATGAATTTGTTTTTTCATCAGACCCTACAAATATTGAAATCGAAGATTGGTGTTGGGATTTGTCTCCTGCATGTGATAATGCTATGCCTCCAACAGAAACTTATATTGATAAAATTATCGGATTGAAAACAGATAGTTTTGATTTATTTTGTTTACATGAAGCCGTTGATAGAGAATATATGCATGGATATCATACCATACATGCATTAGCATATGAAATTGAAAAAGAAAACGATGACACACCTTTTAGTGATTATGAATCGATGTTTGAAAACAATAACGATGACTTACCATTATTAGTGTTTCATTATGGAATGTCAATTGAAAGAATAAAAAATTTATTATTACCACGAAAAATTATATTAAAAAATGATACTTTTATTGAAACATCTTCAATAAAAATATAGTTCATCTTACCGTTCGGAAGAAGGAAATCAAAACACGACATGTCTTGAAATATGTCGTGTTTTGCTATTTATAGTATTTATTTATAAATATTTATAAATGAGTGACGAATTTAATATTAATTTAGAACCTTCAGATAGAGATGATAATATGAATCTTAATTTAAATGATTCAAAAAAAGACGATGGTAATCATCCAGAACACGTACCTTTAGTTCCTATTGATGTTCAAAGACAACAAGATAAAGAAGAAGCTAGGAAATTAGCAAAAAAGCTAAAGAAGCAAGGTAATTTTGAACCAGTTGTTATTACAAAATCACGTGGAGTAAAAAAGGTTAGTGAACTAAATTTTCAAGAACAAGAAGATGAATATCTTCGTTGTGCAATAGACCCTATTTATTTTATTGAAACGTATTTAACTATTTTTGACCAGACACAAGGTGTTGCTGGTAAGATAATTCGTTTTAAATTATTTGATTTTCAAAAAGAATTAATTAAATCATATAAGGAAAATCGATTTGTTGTAGCAAATAAATATCGTCAGGCAGGTATTAGTACAACAACATGTGCGTATATTGCATGGTATGTTATGTTTAACCGAAATAGACAAGTTGCTATTGTTGCCGATAAATTAGAAACTGCTACTGGTGAATTAATGAGTGATGTTGTTGATTTTATTGATAGTTGTCCTAAATGGATGAGACCTAAAACAGGTAGAGATACTGAAGAGAATTTAAAAGACACACAAAAATTAAAGATATATGATAATGGTTCGAAATTAGGTGCGTTTGCATCTAAAAGTTTACGTGGTTATACTCCGACACTATTATTTTGGGATGAAACTGCATGGGCTGAAAAAGGTGATAAGTTCTGGACAGCAGCACTGCCATCGTTAGTTACTGGTGGTAGAGCAATTATGGTTAGTACGCCTTCTGGACTTGATGCTGTTTTTTATAAAACATTTAATGGTGCACGTAAAGGTGAAAATAATTTCCATCCTGTTGAACTTTGGTGGTATAATGACCCAAGATATAATAAAGACCTTCATTGGATTAAAAATAAAGGAAAAGAAAATCAAATCAAAATTGAAGATAATGGTAGGTCAAAAGAACAAAGAGATAAGTTAATTGAAGATGGATGGGAAGCAACTAATGAATGGTTTGAAGAACAAATACGAAATGCTAATGGTGACATGCGTAAGGTCGCACAAGAGTTATTATGTTCATTTCTGGGTTCAGGAGATAATTTTATTGCTGAAGAATATCTTAAACGAATTCAAGATAATGAAATACTACCACCAATACGTCAAGAATATATTGATGATAATATGTGGATTTGGGAAGAACCAATTGCTGGTGAAGACTATATTATGGCAATGGATGCGTCTCCGGGTCATGGAGAAGACTTTTCTACATTAAATATGTTAAAAACTAAAGAAATTATTGAAGAAAAAATTATTAAGAAAAACGGGAAGACAAAAAAAGTTAAAATAAAACGACATAAATTAGAACAGGTTGCTGAATATTATGGTAAAATCAGTCCTCAATTACTTGCCGAAATAGCATACCAATATGGTAAAAGATATAATAACGCATATGCTGTTATTGATATTACTGGTGGTCATGGTGTTCATACCGTTGAAAAACTACTTGAAATCGGATATGAAAACGTACATCATGCCGAAATTACTCATAAACCAACTAGAGATAGATTACAAGGTTATATTAAAAAAGGTCAAAAAACAATGCCAGATGGTGCTGTTTCTGTAGTGGATTTAATTCCCGGATTCTACATCGGTAATAATCGTCCATCAATTTTACTTGAAATGCAAAGAGCAATTCATTTAGAAGATGTAATTATTAGGTCAAGTAGATTATTAGGTGAATTAAAAACATTTGTGACCGTCCCCGGAAATCGTGTAGCTGACCACAAACGTACATTCCATGATGATAGTATTATGGGATTAGCAATCGGATTATTTGTTTTGAATTTTGATATGGCAAGATTTAAACAAAATAGAGGGATTAATGAGAAAATGATTAAAGGTATTCTCACTTTAAACGATATTGAGAAAATTGGAAAAGATAAAAAAGTAAATAATAAATCTATTTTTGATAGAAACGATACCAACTCATTAAACCCATATGGTGAGAATTCGTGGTTATTTAAAGGAATTAAAGGAACAAATAAAAGATAGATTGTATTTATAATTAACTGACTTTTCCAAATTTTGGAGTATTTATAAAAAAATATAAAAAATTATAAAAATGGCTGGCGAAAAAGAAAATAAAGGTACAATATACCAACAACTTAATAAAATGTTGAATCTTGACGGGTTTGGATTTCAAGATTCGGCTTCAATGACACCTGTATCAACCCCAGAAAAATCTAAAATTGTAATTAAAGGTAATAGTCCTGAAGAAATTCATAAAAAAGGATTAGAACTTGAACAAAAACGTGCTCTTCAAGACAAGTTTTCACGTACAACAGATAGAGGTTTTCAAAAAGCACTTCAATATGAAGCAGCAAGACTTCCAGCATATATTGATTATGAAGGAATGGAATATTATCCTATTATCAGTAGTGCATTAGATTTGTTTATGGAAGAAGCGACAACTATTGGATTAAATGGTAAAATGCTTAATATCTATTCTAATAAAGAAAGAATAAGAACGTTATTGGAAGAATTCTTTTATGATACTGTTAATGTGAATGTTAACTTACCTTTTTGGGTGAGAAACGTATGTAAATACGGAGATAATTTCGTGTTATTATATGGTGAGCGAAAAAAAGGTATTACTCATGTAAAACAATTAGTTAACTATGAAATTGAGAGATTTGAAAGAATTCAAAATGGTAAACCGATTGTTAAGTTTAAAGAAAGAATGACTGGTGACGAATTTAATGTTTTTGAAATCGCACACTTTAGATTATTAGGTGATGATAAATATTTACCTTATGGTTCGTCAATATTAAATAAAATACGTAGAGTTTTTCGTCAATTAGTAATGGCTGAAGACGCTATGTTAACATATCGTATTATTCGTGCTGGTGAAAAAAAGGTTTTTAAAATTGATGTTGGAAATATTGATGAAGACGATATTGAAGATTATATTTATAAAGTAGCAACAACATTTAAAAAAACTGCACAAGTACAACCAAATGATGGTCAAATTGATTATCGTTTTAACATATTAGGTAATGATGAAGACTATTTTCTACCTGTAAGAAATGCTAATACTCAGACTGGTATTGAAACCCTACCCGGTGCACAAAACCTAGACCAAATACATGATATTGAATATCTTAGAGATAATTTATTCATTGGGTTAGGTGTTCCTAAACCATTTTTAAGTTTTCAAGATGCTGCTGGTGGTGGAAAAAATATGGCGCAATACGATATTAGATTTGCAAAAAAAGTTAATCGTATTCAACAAGCAATAATCCAAGAATTAAATAAAATGGCAATGGTTCATCTTTATTTATTGGGTTATACTGGTGAAGATTTAGGTAGTTTCGAACTAACACTAACAAATCCAAGTACACAACAAGAATTATTAAAATCTGAATTACTTCGTGATAAAGCACAAACATATGCTGAATTAACACGTGCTGAAGGTGGTATTGCTGCAATGTCACATACTGGTGCTAAACGTATGATATTTAATATGAGTGATAGAGATATTGTTGATGACCTTAAACAACAAAAAATGGAAAAAGTTGTTATGCAAGAACTTCAAGATTCTCCAGTTACAATTAAGAAATCGGGCTTATTTACTGATATAGATAAAAGATTTGGTGAACCAATTGAAGATATGGCAATGACTGGAGAAACACAGGGAGGCATGCCACCAGAAGGCGGTGCTCCTGCTCCAGCAGGTGAAGAAGGTGGAATGCCTCCATTGGGTGGTGAAGAAGGTGGTTTAGGTGCAGAACCAGCAGGTGGCGCACCAATAGGTG